CGGGCAGGGCCGCTTCAACGGCCCCTTCGGCGATGTCGAGCAGCCGGGCTGCCCGGTCGTCTTCGTCGCCGGTGAGGTCGCGTCCGAGGAGAGCGGAGACGTCATCGGTCGTGACTGTGCTCACGTCGGTCTCCCCTCTCCCCGGATCGCCATGACCATGATCAGGAAACGAGGCTGCCCATGATCCCGAACGGGGACCGGGTTGCGGCGTCGGTGTTGAGCCGGGTGATCGGGTTGGCCAGCGCCCATGCCACCCGCATCACGGCCCGCAATGCCACAGAGTCCTGCTGCATCAGGTTCAGGACGATGTTGCCGCTGTCGTCGCTGATGACACCCTCGGTGAAGATCTTGAACGTGATGTCCTGACGGATCCCGATGATGGCTTTGCGCCAGTCGCCGGCGATGACGGTGGCGAGGTCGGGATCCCAGGTGCCGTTTTCGACTTCGGGGAAGGCCCGACCGAACAGCCCGGACGGTTGCGACCCGGCGGGCGGGGCGTAGATCGGCACACCTTGGGCGGTGCGCATCCCGATGAGCCGCCATGAGAACCCAGGGGCAGCGGCGAATCCGTTGACGGTGAAGCCGTCGTCAGCGATCAACCCGGCCAGCTCGGCGATATCCGCCGCGAGGTCGTCGTTGCTCCCTTCGGCGACGATGTTGCCGGCGTTCGACGCGCTGGTCACGACGTCGATGCCCCAGGTAGCGGGCTTGTCGAGACCGAAGAGGGTGGCGGCGTCGATCTTGGCGCCGATCGCTTCGGTGACGAGGGGGCGGACCTCGTTCCAGATGGGGACCTGGGCGTCGTCGAGGTACGCCTCAGGGATCGGGACGATCACGGCGAGTTCCTCGGCGACCAGGTTGACGTTCTCCCAGTCGGCTCGGCTGGTCTGCTTCAGGCCGGTGTCGCCGTTGACGAAGTAGGCGGTGGGCAGGACGGACAGGACCGGCTGGCGGCTCGTCTTCGCCGACATGGGGACCCGCCTGGCCAGCGAGAGGACCGCCGAGTTGGCCGGCATCTCCTGGATGATCTCGGCGGAGACGGGGGTCGGGACAAGCGGGTCGTTGCTGGCGTCACGCGCCAGGGCGTCGGTGTAGGTGGTCATGGAGCCCCTCCTTGTGGGGTGGTGGTGCGCAGCCCAGGAGGGGCGTGCGCCTGTTACCGGCCGGCTGCCCGGCGGATGTAGTCGTCCATGGAGAACGCGCCGCCGGCGGCGCCGGCACCGCGAGCTCCGCCTTCGCCTGAGCCGGTCCCGGGCCGGGCGGACAGGTAGGGCTTCGCTTTCACGAGCTCGGCCAGGAGCGCCGCCACGTTGGTCGCGTTGCCTTTGGCGTCGAAGTCGATGCGGGTCTGGTCGATGAGACTGCAGGCGTCGGCCGGGTCGGCGAAACGCATGCGGGCCGCTTCCCGTTCGATGGTGTGCTGGGTCCGTTCGGTCTTGCGGGCCTGGTCGAGCGTCTGCCGTTCCGATTCCGCATCGGCGAGCTGCTTGCGCAGCTTCTCCATCTCGGAAAGATCGGCGTCGTCCCGTTTCTTCAGCTCGGCCCGGAGCCGTTCGAGTTCGGTGCCGGCGTCCTTGGCGGCCTTGTCTGCCGCCCTGCGGGCCGCCCGCTCGTCGTCGATGGCCTTCTTCCCGGCGTCACCGAGGTTGGCGTCGCCGTTGTTCGCCGGCGGGGCCGGCGTGGTCGTGGTGGTGGTGGTCGAATCGCTCGACGTGGTCTGGTCAGCCATCGCGGCTGCTCCTCTCTCGGGACCCGTCGCGGGTCACGGCATGGTGGGCCCGGCCGGGGCGCCGGGCGGCTGCTGCGGGACGGCGGCCGGCGCGGCGGCGGGCCGCATGGTCTTCCACCGTTCGATGTCCTGCGGGGTGACGTCTTTGAGCATCGCCCAGAGCGCTTCGGGGGGCACCCCGATCGTGGCCAGCTTCGTGGTCGCGTCGGCGATCTCCGCCCACGTCACATGTTCGATGGACCGCCACACGACCATCGACGACTCGTCGTCGGCCCGCTGGTTCCCTTCGGCTTTCAGGCCGAGGCGGAGGACTTCCTCCCAGTCCTCCCCGAAGTTGTCGCGGTGCGCCTCACATTTGGCGACGAGGCCGGCCTGGAGGGCGGCGAGGGTGTCGCCGGAGATGTTGCTGATCGACCCGAGCGTGTAGAAGGTCGGGGTGCGGGTGATCGCCGCCATCGACTGCACATCAGATTCGACCGCCTGGATGAAGCCGGTGAAGTCGGCCTGGGCGAACTCGCCGACCTTGACCGTCTCGTCTTCGAACGTGAGGAGGTGGCGCATCGACGCCTGCATCGCCTGGTTCGGGTCGTCGGGTGTCCAGCCGACCGCCCACCGCTGCCGGAACGCCTGGAATTCGGCGGTGACGAGCCGGTCGAACACCGTCTTGTTGATCCGGGACTGGATGGGGATCACACCGGCGAACTCCGAGGCGCCGCCGCCGTAGGGGCAGGGGCGAAGGTCGGGGTTGGCCCGGAACTCGACGAGGGGCACCTCCCCGAACGGGTTGACGATCGGCCAGGTGTCGTCCGTCGGCGGCTGCCACGCCTCGAGGGGGGCCTGCTTGGCTTTGTTGGCCCACTTGTAGACGAGGTCGGGGAGGTAGAGGACGACCCGGCGGGTTTCGTCGTCCTCGGTCCAGCATTTGAGGCCGGCGGTCCGTTCCCGGCGCGACCCGGCCTCGTAGGCCACGATGGCCTGCCCGGGATGTTCGACGGTGATCTCCGCCTGGCCGTCGTCGTCGTCGGGCCAGACGAGCACGAACGAGTTGCCGGCCACGAGCGCCTTATGCTGGACGAGGCGCGAGTCGGCGTCGAGGTGGTTGCGCTGCCAGATCCTCCACGCCTCGTCGTCGTTGCGGGCGTTGGCCGGGTCGCCGAACCGGAACCCGGTCACCTGGAGGCGGTCCGCCGGGGCGTCCGGGACCAGGCTGACGTAGTTGGTGACCCCCATGCGGGACAGGTCCCGGAAGGCGTTGGCGGCGTCTTCGTAGCGGGTCATCCGCTCTGGTGGCGCCGGCAACGGATGGTCACCGTCGTACCACCGTTCCAGCCCCAGGATGGCCCGGGAGCGGTGCTCAAGCACGGCCAGGAGGCGGTCCCGGAGTTGCTCAGGGGTCCGGGGGCCGGTCCCGTTCGAAGCGACGCCGATCGAGCCGACGGCCATCGTGTACGCCTCGCCCGCGGTGTACGGGTCGTAGCTGTCGTTGACGTCGGTCACCAGCTCTCACCTCCTCCGATCACACGAACATGGCCCGGTTCTTGCGTTTCTGGACCCCGGCGGCGATGGCGTCGCTCCGGCACTCCCAGGCCAACACCAGCGCCATCGCAGCGTCGATCTTCCGGCCCGGCGCCGCCTTCGAAATCGTCCACAGGGGCCGACCCTCGTCGTCCCGGGCGGACACCGGTCGGCGCACGGCGTTGCGGACATGGGCCGACAGGCGTTCGTCTCCGTCGTGGTGGATCTCACCGGCCCGGACCGCCCCGCCGAGCGCCCGGCAGGCGTAGCCGATGGGGCGCCACCGGTTCGTCCACCACGACACGACCGCCGGGCGGCGATCCGACCCTTTGAATCGGCCCTCCCACCCGGCCACCGTCGTCTCCCACCACGGCGGGTCGCAGTACAGCCGCCACACCTGCCACCGGCTGAACAGCTCCTCAACGGCGGCGGTCACCTCGAGCTCCGGAACCTCCCAATCGTCGTCGGACCGCTCCGGTCGCTCCCACAGTCCGGCCAGCCACACCGAACCGGACGCCACGTCGGCGGCCACGAGGGCCGTGGCGTCATCGTGGCGGGAACCGTCGAACCCGGCCACGATCAACGACCCCGGCTCCGGCACATGGCCGTCATCGAGGTCATTCCACCGGTCCCGGTCGAACGCCCAGTCCGACGACGGGGCAGCCACGTTCAGGTAGTACCGCCGGGCGTCGGCCGGGTCTGTGTCCGGGTCGGCGATCTCCTCCACCAGCCGCCCCTCCGTGTCCACCCACCCACCGTTGACCCGAGCCGAGTCGCCGTAGGCGTAGGCCAGCGCCACCCGCAACTTCGCGGTGTCGCCCAGATCGAGGCTGTCGACCCCGGCCGGTTCCCTCGTGTCGTACAGCACGCCTTTCGCCCGGCGGTCCGACGCCTTCGCTGTCCGATCCGCCACCGACCCGTCCCCGAGCCCGGGGGCATTCTGGAGCTCCAGGGTCCAGCCACCCATCTTCGCCGCGTTCCTACGCAGGGTGTCGGCCAAGCGCAGACCGCCGTTCTCTTTCGCCCACGATTCGGTCTGGTCGAGCGCAGCGAACGTGATCCGCTGCCCTTCTCTCGACCCCGCCGCGGCCGTGACCGGCTCCATCCGCCCCGGTCGCCCATGGAGGTACAGGCGGGTGCGACCCAGGTCGACCCCCCGGCGGCGGCAGGTCCGGGACCGCTCGGCGAGGATGTCGTAGAGCCAGACCATGACGTTGTCGGTCTGGTCCTCCGATACCGCCGCGAACTGGATCCACGGATCAGGATGGTCGGCCCCCTGCGGCTGGCCGGCCTTCCATCCGGCGAAGAGAACCGGCAGGACCAGCTCGGCGTAGCCGCAGTAGCCGGCCTCCGGGGACTTCCCGGCCCCCTTGGGCCGGCGCAGCGCCGCCCGGCGGGTCACCCGCACCCCGGTGACCGGGTCGAGCCGCCAGTACTCGATCACCCGGCCCGCCTGCTCCCGGGTCAGGGTGATCCCGAGATCCTCCTCGATCAGCGGGCCGATCTCGTAGCCGAGCGAACACACCTGACCCGCCCACGCGGGTTTGAACATCAGCCGGCAGCAGCAGCCTCACGCCACCGCCCAGGGACCACAACCCCGCCCCCGCTCTTCGTCCGGGAAGCCCTCTTCGGCTCCTCGTCCTCGTCGGCGATCGACCACCGCAACGTCGCCATCCCCTTCGGTGACAGCCCGAGCCGGTCATCGAGCTCCCGCATCTCCCGGAAGATCACCAGCCGACCCGCCGCCAGCCCCGCCAGACGGCCGATTGCCTCCCGCACTTCGGGGGCCTTGGCGCCGAGGAGCTCGTCGAGCTCCAACGATTCGACGTCGCCGGCGGCGGCCAGGTCATCCTCGAGTGACGCCCGGCGGGCGACCAGCGACTCCATTCCCGCCGCCCACCCCGCTGCCTGGGGGGTGTGCCACGCCCACTTCCACCATGCGGTGCCCGCCTTCCGGAGGTGGGTCCATGCCGGGACGGCCGGAACACGGCCGGTTCGACCTTTCGACGGGAGGGAAGTTGTTGGGACGGTCGGGGCGTTGCGGCGGCGGCGGTTCGGGGACGGCAGCGGACCAGGCATCGCGCCCAGACCTCCTTTTCGGCCGCCGGGCATCGCGCCGGACGGTCAGACGTGGGATCCCGTACACAACCCGAGGGCGG